CGCGATGCATCTAAATGAACCGAGGTGTCACATGTTACACATCCGGGTAACCAGTGTCGGAGGTGGCGGTCTCTCTGAGGCAGAGCTTGTCTCAGACGCACCACTTACGCCGATTTTGGCTGTGGTGAAGACCGGCCACGTGGTGGATCGGCGTGCGGCCGCCAACGTTAGTCGTTTATTCGGAAAGGAGGTTAGAGACCTAGCACGTCACTTTACGCGTTCTGGTGCGAGCCTTGAGCTGTTATATGAAAGCTTAAGGAAATACGACCACAACGACATTGCCTGGTCAGCACTAGATGACGGTGTAAGGGCTCGGTTGAGCGACGCCATGAATGAGGCCTACCGCGTTTTTGGCGTCAAGGGCTTAAAGCCTAAGCCGTTGAACGAAGTCAGTGTAGAGCCCAGCTCACCTGGGGCTTCATGGCGTCTTTATGGACGCATGGGTAAACGCACTGATTTTGATGTCTATACGGAGGGTTTAGCCCGGGCTCAACTCATTTTTGAAAGAGCCAAGCGTGGAAAGCAGCCGTTCTGTCGTTTACCACCATGTTTGGCTTACCTCAGGACACAACTTGCTCCACGTAGTCGTCCTAAGGTAAGGCTCGTCTGGGGCTACCCCTTTGAATTAAATCTAATAGAGGGAAGCTTCGCCGAACCTTATCAAGAGGCACTCTTATTCCGGTGTGCGCCTATACTGCCCAGAACTAAACGATGGGTGGCTATGGCGCTTGATCACACGAAACGAGCGGGAACCGTAGTCGGTCTAGACTGGTCACGGTTTGATTCAACTGTACCAAGGTTCCTGATTAGGTTCGTGTTTGGCATCGTGAGGAAAGCGTTTGGGGGTGAATACAAGAATGTCTTCGATATGTTGGAGCATTACTTTATTCACACGCCAATCATGATGCCTGACGGGAAGGTATTCGTTAAGCACACTGGCATTCCATCAGGATCAAGGTTTACAGCGATTGTTGGTTCAATCGCCAATTGGATCCTGATTAAGGCCATGACTCATGGACGGGCCAGACAACTTCATACCGTTGGGGATGATAGTTTGTTTGCCCTAGGGCTCAGTAAAGAAGAAATTCGCGCTGAGCTTGAGGAGTGGCGCCAGTTTGCCTCAAAGCTAGGGATGACACTAAACCCCGACAAGACAGAAATCGGAGGGGACGTTAAATTCCTAGGTCGAAGGCAACGCTACGGATCCACCCGTCGTGATCCCGGGATCCTCCTCTTACACTATATGCTGCCCGAAAATAGTGGGGCGGATATGGAACAGAGGTTGGTTGGACTCCTATGGGACTCTAGTCTCAATGACTGGTCCATGTTTACGCTGTACGCACAATTAGCGTACCAGCCAAAACATTTGAGTCCACAAGAGTTGCCATGGCCCATGAGGATGGCTCTGAAAGGTAG